TTTTAACGATGGGAAATACAACAGATCAAGCAATTAAGAAAATGAAAATGCTTGGTGATATTTCAGCAGCGACAGGCATGGGAATGAATGAGCTTGCTGGAATGCTAGGACGTGCGCAATCAAGCAGCCGCGGTGTAAGCTTAATGTTTACGCAGTTAGGGCAAAAAGGTATTAATTTAAGAAAAGAATTAATAAAAATAGCTGCAACATTCGGACATACTCTTACTAGCAAGCAGCTTGATAAACAAATTGCAGCCGGATTTGTTACTTTTCCTATTTTAATGAAAGCAATTGCGCAGTTACGCTCAGAAACCGGATCGTTACATGGACAAATGCGAGCAATGGCAAATGAAGTTGCGCCGTTGTTTGGTTCATTTAAAACCGCAGTTATTAGTAAATTTTTAGCTCCGCTTGGAGAAGCAATAACCGATTCTTTGCATTTAAAAGAAATATTGCAAGGATGGATTAACTCTATTCTAAAGAATCAAGATAAAATAACATTATTTGTTGAAACTCATAAACATTTAATAAAAATGATTGTTGAATTTGCTGCAATTGCTGCTGCTTTAGCTCCCATTATTGCAGGTTTAGCATTAATAGTGCTTACAGTCGGAATATTATTAAGCCCGATAACTTTGGTTGTTGCGGGAATTGCTGCAATCAGTGCTGCTGTTGCTGCTTTATATATAAAATTCAAATGGTTTCGCGATTTAGTAATGGTCGTTTGGAATATAGTTAAATTATTAGCAAATGTTTTAGCTTTTGGATTTAAGCAAGCAATTTATACGCTAAAAATCATCGGTGAAATAATGGATTTTGTTTTTATCAAGCCGATTGAGAAAGCTATAGCTTTGTTTAAAAAATTTACTTCTTTTCTTGATGCACATGCAGCAAAAAATAAAGGTGGCTTGTTAGGAGGTCAGCAACCAAACAGAAAATATGAGGGTGGATTATTAGGTGATTTGTTTAAATCATTTAATCCTCAGCCTAACACAATTAATTCTAATATAAGTATTGGATTAAACGATCCTGGTGGTATGGTCAAAAGTGTTGGCGCAAAAAGTGACGGAAAAGTTGCTTTTGATTTAGGGGCTAACATGGCAAGTGCGAGGTATTAATAATGGCTTATCCATTACCAGCAACATTTAGAGGTATCAGTTTTTTATATATTTCTGGCGATGTAAATGCCGGAAGAAAAACTGTTATTCACGAATATCCAAATAAAGACACAAGATTTGTGGAAGATATGGGGCTTAATCAGCGCACGTTTTCAATCCGTGGAATCATAACAGGAGATCAGCCATTATACACAGTTAAAAATGCATTGCTAAAAAATGCCTTGGATGAGCCGGGCATAGGAATATTAACACATCCCACGCTTGGAATAATAAAGTGTGTATGTGTTGGATATACGTTTACAGAAGACGATACAGCGATTGGAATAACAAGCTATACGATGAATTTCGTTGAATCAAATGAAGATAAATTTCCTTTTCCAATATCTGACAATACCGCAATTATTGCAAACTTATTAATACAATTTTATGAATTAGCTGCAACTGATTTAAACCAGCAATACAGTGTTATTTTTCCTAAAAATGAATCATTTTCAGCAAATAAGCTTAATACTTTAGCTGATAGCTTAGATAAAATTAGTAAAAATACTCAAGCTTTAAATACACCAAATACCGACTTTAGAGAAACATTAAAAAACTTCAGAAATAATGTGCATAAAATTTCTGCGCTAGATGGTGAAATAGGCACAAACACGTCTGATCTAATACAAAAGTTTGATTCATTATCACTTGACGGTTCAACAAGATTTATTGCAAGTTCTAAGTTTTTTAGATTCGGTGAAGACGAATCTTTAACACAAGGAACAACAGCAGAAGTTGAAGAAAGAAACAGAAATCAAAAATTAATAAACGGAACAATTAACGCGTTATCGTTCATTAATTTATGTGATTCTGCAAAAGATATAGAATATTCAAATGAAGATGAGTTAAACAATGCAGCAAATATCATAGATGATGCCTATGATTATTTATTCAATACTGATACTTTAGAATTGACAAATGAAATTATTGATTCAATAGATAAAATGCGCAACGAAGTGCGAATATTTTTTGAGCAAGAAAGACTTATTGTTAATAAAATACTTGAAGTTGAAACAAATACTATACCAGCAACTGTCCTAGCTTTTCAATATTACGGTGATACGTCAACTTATGATGAAATATTAAGTTTAAATCAGATATTTAATCCTGCAAAAGTTTCAGGCACAGTTAAGATTGTGGAGGCTTGAGCATGGCTAATGAGATATATTTAGAAGTTGATGGTAAAAAATTCGATGGCTGGAAAACAGTCAATTTTACAAAATCAATTGATAAACTTTGCGGATCATTTTCTTTTACTAGCTCATCAACTTCACAAAGCTCATTCCCTGTTAAAGTTGGTCAATCGTGCAAAATAGTTGTTGAAGATACGCCAATGTTAAACGGGTGGATTGAAAAAATAAGTGTTAACTATGATGTTGATGATCATACAATAACAGTAAGCGGGCGTGATCGCACAAATGATGTTGTTGATTGCCAGCCAGATTTTAGCAAGTTACAATTCACGCCAAATATAAGTTTAAAAAGAATAACTGATATAAAAGTTATTGATAGATTTAACTTAAAACCATTTAAAAAAATAACAACTGACGGAGTTGGAACTAAAGCGTTTGATTTTCTACAGCGATATGCAAAAATATCTCAAGTTTTATTAACAACAAATGGCGAGGGAAATATAGTTTTTGAGCGTGCTTTAGGTAGAACATTAAATACAATTTTATCTACTAGGCGCGGAGAGCAGGCAACAATATTAAGCTCATCGGTTGATTATGACAATACAAAAAGATTTTATCATTATAACTTAAACTCTCAAGGTCAACTTGCTAATGATTTTCAGCCAGCTACAGCTCAAAAAGCAGCATCAATAAAAGCGGATGCATTCGATAATGAAATAAGAAAGTCAAGACTTCTTTATTTTCAGCCAACAGCAAGCACAACAGATCAACAAGCAATTGATACCGCTGCTTGGGAAGCTAATTTTAGACGTGCTGATTCGATGGTTTATAGTTGTGAAGTTCAAGGGTTTAGACCTATAAATGATCAAACTAATGTTTGGCTTCCTAATTATTTAATAAATATTGTTGATGATTTTGTTGGAATTAATACGCTTGTGGGAGCAGGAATTAAATCACCATTGCTCATTACAGAAGTAAGCTATTCAAAATCGCTTGATGAGGGTTCTAAAGTTGCGTTGAAATTACAAATAGAAGATGCTTTTACGCTACAAGTGAATAGAAAGACAAAAGACAAAAAAGATAAAACTGTAGGAAATGCATTTGTAAAGAGTTAAATTATGATGAAATTATTAACAAAGGTAATGAATTTAATAAAACGTGGTTATGTTTCCAATTCATTACCTGACACAGCAGATTATTCACAAGTACAAGTTTCATACATGGGTAATTCACGAAAAGCAGCAGTAATAAACCCATACGGTTTATATACAAGATTACCATTGAACACAAACGTAATAATGTTTAGTGTAAATGGTCAAGAAGAAAATAGCGCAGTAGTCGGGTATTCAAGGGAAGACAGATTTAAAAATCTTAACGAGGGAGAAGTTTTAATAGGAAACCCTGAAACAGGATCTTATATTAAATTTGAATCTGATAATAAAATTGAGATTTTAAGCAAAGGTGATCTTAATATAGACGTAACAGGTAATGTTAATTTGAAAGCAAGCACGGCAGTTAATGTTGATTCACCAGCAACAAATCTAGGAACTGGCGGAAATCAAATTGCAAGACTTGGTGATCAAATAACTGTTATTGTTGGAGGAACTCCTTATACTGGAAATATTACAAGCGCGGGGGTTAATACTTCAATTTAATTTAACTTAACCATTTTTACCATATGGGAAAAATGGTTAATAAAAAACTTAGGTGATAATATGGCTTTTGTAGATATTTTGTTAGAAAAAAATTCTGAAAATTATTATGATATGAATTTTGAAAATGGTGATTTAAAAAAAACCGATGGCTTTATAACAGCGTTAAATATGTCGATTTTTTGTGAAAGACGGGCAAGTGCGAGTGAAGTTCCTAATCCGTCAAAAAGGCGTGGATGGTGGGGAAATGCATTTTTAGGTTTTGCTGGTTTTGAATTAGGATCAAAACTTTGGTTATTAAGTCAAGCGAGAGCAGATGAAAAAACATCAAATATTTCTATAACATATATTGATGAAGCATTGAGCTGGCTTGTAACTGATAATAATGCTGAA